ACTATCCGAAAGGGAGAGCAATGCTACAAGTTAGTGAAGCATACAACGATAAAAGACTCAAGGAACTGAACAAACAGGCTTGGGTAAAAGCAGGTACTGCAGTCAATGCATCATCTGCATCAGAAGCAGCACGACAGGCTGGTCTTGACTGGAATGTAATGCTTGCAGATATGGAAGCAATTGTTTCTAATAGTGTCAATGACTTTGAAACAGTCACTGACCACTATCCTGTACCTAAACGACAGGCTGTACTTAAACTTGGTAAAGATAATGAGAACCAAGTTATCGGTGTAGTCGGTGACAAGTACAAGATTGTGCAGAACATGGAAGTATTCAGTGCGCTAGATTCACTTGTTGATTCAGGTGATGCACGCTATACAGCAGCAGGTGAGTACAACAACGGTGCTAATATCTGGATGGTAATGGAATTACCTATGGGTGTGCAGGTAGCCAATGACCCACACGCTGCGTTCTTACTAGTCCAGTCATCACACGATGGTTCATGTGCAGTACGTATCCGCCCAATCATTGAGCGTTTATTCTGCATGAATCAAATCAACCGCATCATCAAAGGTAAGCATAAGAATGATTACACCTATGTTATGAAGCACACCACTAACTCCGAGTTGTCAGTCAATGACATTCGGAACATCACTCAGTTGACTTATGATTCTATTCAACAGTATGAAATGATTGCAGGTAAACTGTTGGAACGTAAGGTTGATGACCGTCAAGTACGCAATATCTTCAAGGCTGTATGGGCATTGCCATCAGAAGTTGAAGAAGCACCTGACCATCTACTATCACAAGGTCAACGTCGTCAACGTACCATTGCACTCAATGGTCGTGACTCTGCATGGAATATCTACAGCCAATCACATACTCAAGAGAACATCAGAGGCACAGCCTTTGGTGCATGGCAGGCAGTAGTAGAACACGCAGACCACTACGCATCTGGTGGCTCAGACCGCCGTGCTATCGCCACCATCAGCGGAAGAAATGACCGCATCAAGAACAAAGCACTAGACCTAGTGCTTGCATAATGTTACGCTGGTTAGCAGTGATAAGCAGTAAGGTTCGTAGTAGCCTACGAATACCAGCACAACATAACAACAAACAACGAGAGGGAAACATGAACACAATAGCAATCACAACAGGAGAAAATGTAGTAACATATAGCGAGTTAGAAGTAAAACGCTACGTAGAGAGAGCAGAACAATTAAGTGACATTAAATATAAAGTACGTGACTTCTTCAGTGAACTTGAATGGTCAGATGGAGAAGCAACAATTACTCGTAGTGACGTTAACAAGTTACTCAAATCAATTCAATGCGACCTCATCAGAGCAGAGTATAAAGCAACTGTTACAATTACTGCTTACGTTACAGGATACTCAGCCGATGATGAAGATGATGCAGAAAACTGTATTGCAGACGACATCAATGTAAGCATTGGTTCTGACGGCAGTATAGATGTAGATAGTGTTGAAGTATCTGACGTAGAAGAAGAATAATGAGTAAGCAAGAATGTTTTATGTGTGGTGCTGAACCAACACACGTAGAAGGTCTTGGTCCAAAGTCAGTATGCTGCGAATGTTGGGGAGATTGCAGTCATGGATAACAAAAAAGAATGGGCATGTGCATATTGTGGTGCTACTACTACTGACCCAACACATCAACTAATCGTATACTTTCATATGAACTGCCCAGCAAGGGGGAAGTAATGAAAGAACCATACGTACCGTACAATGGTACTGCTGGCTGGTCAGGTAGTGACACATCTGAGCAGCGTGCATTAGATAATATTCAATCAGGTCGGGAATTAACTAACCAAGTAAAAGCGTTATACCTGTTAAAAAAAGCAGGTACTACAGGGCTAACTTGGAAAGAGTTAGCCACCGCAACAGGTTGGCATCACGGCACAGCAAGTGGTGTGTTATCAGTAATGCATTTGGCTGGTGCTATAGTACGTACATATACAAGACGTAACAGATGTAAAGTATATGTGCATCAAAACTTCAAAGATGAAGTTAAAGTAGAACCATATAAGAAACAAAAAAAGTTTTGTCCGCATTGCGGGCATGACATCAACGCATAGCCGTCACCTATGCTAAGATGGGGACAACCAGTGGGCGGTAGGTTTTGGCTCTCTCCTTGTCCTACCCCTGCTGGTTCTTTAATCAAAGGAGAAGTATGTCGGAAGTAGAAATACCTAGAGATAGATACGGCAGACCAATGGTCGTGCCACCTAAAGGTGGTAAGCCAGTACCATACACACGTACTACTACAGTTGCAGGGTCATTAGATGATGGCACTGCACTAGTAGCATGGAAGTTACGTATGGCAGCAGCAGGTTTAACATTGCGACCTGACCTGTTGTTAGCCGCATCAGCACAGCGAGACAATAAGTTAGAGATGGACAAGTTAGTTGAAGATGCAATGGAAGCAGCAGGTGCTACCAAGCAGGCTACAATTGGCACAGCCATACATACACTGACAGAAAAACATGATAGGGGTCAGGATTTAGGTGTTATACCAGAGGATTATGTTGCAGATATACAAGCGTATGCTGATGCAACTAAACACTTTGAAAATGTAAACATCGAACAGTTCTGCGTATTAGATAAGTACAAGATAGCAGGTACACCTGACCGCATAGTTAGATACAAAGGTGAACTGTTTATCTCTGACTTAAAAACTGGAAGCATTTCTTATCCCAACAAGATAGCAATGCAGTTAGCAGTGTATGCACACGGCTTGCCGTATGACCCTGCTACGGCAACCCGTGGCAGTTGGGGTGATGTCAATCAAGATAAAGGAATCATTGTCCACCTACCAGCAGGTTCAGGTAAATGCGAATTACATTTCGTTGATATCAAAGAAGGTTGGAAGGGTATACAATTAGCGATGAAGGTAAAAACCTTCAGAGACACTAAGAAAAATCTAGTCACATCAATCAAGGAGTGATATGTCATCAACAGAAGCACCAATTAGCATCACTGCTAAGACAGCAGCAGGTACGCTAGTTACATTACGAGCAGAAACACCAGAAGACTTGGGCAACTTAGTTGCGCAAGGTATCTTTACAATTGCAGATGCAGTTAAAGAGATTGAACTCAATGTACGTGGAGCAGGTAATGCAGCAGTACCACCAGCACCAGCAGTTGCGTATGCATCTAATGCGCTAGGCGGTACAGTAATCAGCGAAACCACAGCACCAATGGGTGGTGGAACAGGTCAGCGTATGTGTCCTCACGGAACAATGACACGTATCCACGGACTAACAGGTAAGTTTGGTCCATACAAGGGTCACTTCTGTCCAGCACAGCAAGGCGACCCAACCAAATGCACAACCCAGTACATCAAGCAGAACCAACCTGAGTGGAACGCGTTCCAACCAGACAGTACAAAAGCATAAATGAAAACACTTCGCCGTAGTATAGGCAAGCCAGAGGTGGGGGGAGAACCATTACCCCCACCTTTTCAGGCTTTCCAACGTGAAGGAATCATTCTGCGTAGAGCAGAAGTTACCGTCATAGCAGGTACTCCAGGCGCAGGTAAGTCATCTATTGCATTGCATATCGCAGCAAGACTAAAACAACCAACATTATATTTCTCTGCTGATACCAATGCACATACAATGGCAATGCGTTTGCTTGCTATGAAGGCTAAAATAACTCAGGCTCATGCCGAGTACATGCTCAAAACAGACCCATACAAAGCAGAAGGACTTCTTCGTGAGTTCGGTAATCTTTACTGGTCGTTTGAGCCTAGCCCTACCCTCAAGGATTTAGATGAAGAAGTATCTGCATTTGAAACCATGTGGGGTAGAAGCCCAACTCTTATAGTTGTAGATAACCTTATGGATATTGCAATTGATGGGCATGAAGAGTTTGCTGGTATGCGTCAAGTTATGAAAGAGTTAAAGTATCTTGCACGTGATACCAATGCAGCAGTACTAGTGTTACACCATACACAGGAGAGTGCACCAGGTTATCCGTGTCAGCCACGCTCAGCGTTGCAAGGCAAAGTCGCACAAATTCCTGCTATGGTGTTAACTGTAGGTCAGATGTTACAGGGGCAAGATGCATATTTATGTGTAGCCGCTGTTAAGAATCGCTATGGTAAAGCAGACCACACAGGTGCTACATATCTTTCATTATCATTTGAGCCTGGCTCTATGTATCTTGAAGATGTAGTACGAGATTACAGACAACCAGAAATGACGGTATAATGCCAAAATATAGAGTCACATACTCGCAGTATAAAGTAAAAGTTATTCGTGCTTCTTCACTAGAGATAGCAGAAGAACGTGCAAAGAAAGCAGAAACAGGACGTTGGGAACTAACAGAAGTTAGAGACGAACCTAACGAATGAGTAGCGCAGCCAAAGCCAAAGGCTCAGGAGCAGAGCGAGATGTAGTTAAGTACCTCAAGCAATGGTTTCCTTATGTTGATAGGCGATTGGCTGGTGCTACATTAGATAAAGGTGACATCTCAGGTATACCTGGAGTTACAATTGAAATCAAAAACCACGCGACAATGAAGTTGTCAGAGTGGACAGAAGAGTTGATAGTCGAGATGGCTAACGACAAGGCGTGGACAGGTGTGGTGTGGCACAAGCGCAAGGGTAGGGGAAGTCCTGGCGATTGGTATTGCACCATGCCTGCTCACGTATGGGTAGACTTACTAAGGAGAGCACTTGGAGAAGCCAAGCATTGAAGAATATCTTCATTACATAGGCGCAGCCGTGCCTTCTATGGGCAGCGGCTGGCGCAAGATGAAGTGTCCATTCCACATAGATACACATGCAAGTGCAGCAGTTAACTTTGATAAGAACGCTTTTGTTTGCCACGGATGTGGCGTTAAGGGTGATACTTTCTCCCTGATTATGTATAAGGAAGGTGGCGATTATCGTGAGGCTGTCAAATTCGCAGCGTCAGTTCTTGCTTCAGGCAACACAGAGGTACGCGGGAACGATAGAACTAGCAACAGAGTATCTGTCAAGCCGTCATCTCTCGGTAGAAGAGGCAAACATATTTCATCTGGGAGTGGTCGCAGACCCTCTACCAGGACATGAACCTTACAAAGGTAGGCTAGCAATTCCATACATCACACCATCAGGTGTAGTTGATATACGATTCCGTGCTATGCATAACGAAGACCCTAAGTATATGGGATTAGTTGGTGCTAAAACTACGATGTTTAATACTAAGGCTTGCTTTGTCGCAGACAAATACATCTGCGTAACCGAAGGTGAGTTCGATTGTATTATGATGGGTGTCAAGACACAGCATCCAACCATTGGTATTCCAGGTGCTAACAACTGGAAGCCACATTATGCCAAGATACTAGATGACTTTGAAATAGTTATTGTGCTGGCAGATGGAGACGCAGCAGGGTTAGAGTTCGGCAAGAAGATAAGTAGAGAACTAGGTAACGTCAACATAATCAGTATGCCAGAAGGCGAAGACGTTAATAGTATGATGGTAAAACGAGGGAGCGATTGGGTAGATGAGCGAATCAACGAATGCATTTCCATTGGATGAAAGTATCTGGGAACATATTAGGCATATGGATTATACCGTTGGTATACCCGTATCAGAAAAGCGTGTGCTTAATATCTTGGGTGCATTGTATGATGTATACCAAACGCTAGACCATGATGTAAATGCAGCCAAAGACCTACTTATAGGACTGGCTGCAATCTTAACATCAGTTAAAGATGATAAGGCAGACATAGTATTCGAAGAGTTTATGGTGAAGGACACCATGCAGAACTTTGATAAAGGAATTGACGGTAT